CCAGATCAGCGCCGCCAGCACCCGCTACGTGATGGACCTCACCACGCCCGGCGGGCTGGTGCGCGTGCCGATCAGCAGCTGGCAGGCCACGCTGCGCACCGGCGCCAGTAACTACGTGCAGTGCGTCGTGCCCGCCGTGGCGGACTGGGTGGCTTCGATCAACGCCGCCACCGCCTTCACCATCACGCGCACCGCCACCACCCTCGATGGCGCGCCGGTTGAATACGAAATGGCCGCCGCGCCGCTGGAGCAGATTCAGCTCAGCCAAGGCCCCACCAACTACAGCGCCACGCTGTCGGGCTACAGCACCGCCTTTGCCGAGGATGAAGCGCCCGACGCGGCCTATGACCGGTATCTGACCGGCGTGCGCAGCGTCGACAGCGGCAGCAGCGGTATGCGCGTGCGCTGCGCCATCGACTGGCTGCTGCGCCCGGCCCAGCGCGCCTACCTGCCCGATGCGTCGTCCTTCATCGTCGGCTACATCAATTTTTACCAGCCGCAGGGGAACGACAGTTACATGGACGTGGGGGAATAGACGATGGGCCGCGCCACCGTCATCTCCGGCGGCACCGATGGCCGCTACGTGATCGAAATGGATTACGGCCTGGCGCAGCGCGATGCGCGCGTCGCCAAGCTGGACGCGCTGCTGTCAGAACTGGACGACCGCAAGACCTGGCAGCAAGGGCAGGTGGACGGATTCCAGGGCGGGCTGGACAGCTTTGCGCCAGAGATGGACGCCTTGATCGTCGAATACGTCGCGCTGTCCAACGCCGCCCCGCAAGACGCCGCAGCTATTGCGGCGAAGCGCAAGCAGATCGACGCCAAGACGGCGGAAATCATCAAGCAGCAGCTCTGGCTCGGGCAGGCCAAAAACGCCCTGGCGCAGACCGATCTGGAAATCAAGCAGGCCACGCTGATACGCGCCGCCTTGATGGCGCTGGAGATCACTGAGCAGCGCCCGGCATGGTGCGCCGACCTCACTGAGGACGCCGCCGGTGAAGTTGCCACCATCGAAGTCCCCGGCGAATCTGCGCTGATCCTGATCGCCCCGCAGGCCCCCGCACCCGTGGCTGCTGACGGCGTGCTGACCGCCCGCGAGATTCAAAGCCCGGCGCAGGTGTACTGGAATGCCGCCGTGCTGCCCGGCTGGCAGAAGTTCAAGCCCACCTACCGCTGGGGCACTATCACCGCGCTGGACGATGCCGCCGATACCGCCAGCGTAGCCCTGGCACCGGCCGTCAGCAGCGCGCAGGCGCTGGACGTTAACCAGGCCGAAACGCTGACCGACATTCCCGTCGAATACATGGAGTGCAATGCCGCCGTGTTCACCGTGGGAGACAACGTGATCGTCGGGTTCACCGGGCAGGACTGGGCGCAGCCTAGGGTGATTGGTTTTCTGGACAACCCCAAGGCGTGCGCTACGGTGTTCAGCGGGGTCATCAAGCGCGGGGAGGTGATAACGCTGCCCGGCCCCCCGTCATCCACAACCCTGCGGGCCTACCGCCCCACGGCCAACGCCTGGCAATACCCGCTCAGGGCAGACCCCGCGAAAAGCCCTGACGTTTTCAACGACGAGCCCAAGCTCGGCCAGGCCGGCAACCAGTATGCAGACATTTTGCCAAGCATGTATTCCGGGCAGATGGCCAAGGTCGTGCAGCTGGTGATGGGGCGCGGGAGTGTGCTGCACTACTCCAGCGGATGGTCCGTGTGCCATGGCGTGCTGACCGGCGCTGGCGGAGTGCCCTGGCTGATTGAGATCAGCGCCGCCAATGGCGTGCTGGCCATGCGCTTGCCCATGAGCAACGCGCCGACGTCGTCCCCCGTGCACGCCGTCGCCCAGGCCCTTGCTGACTTTGGCGGCCTGCCCACGGGCGGCGCCATGCCGACAGGCGCGCAGCTGGCAGACGCCATCGCGTCAGGCTCCGTGGTGCAACTGCTCAGCGCCGGGGCCATGGCGCCATTTTTTGACAAGACGCCGTACACCGAAAGCATGGGCTGGTCATTCAACCCCAGCGGCTCAGAGGCGCATAACACCTGCTGGTACACCAATGGCGCCGGGGTGGTCATGGGCTGCCACTACAAGCTGACGCTGAGCCAGTCAACGGCCAGCCTTGAGATGGTCAGCGAGGGGCGGCTGATCCGTAGATCATTCACGCAGTACCCGACGGAAATCACGAATTACTTCCGCGTGTTGACAGAAGAGACCATTGCGCTATGGTGTTTTGACCGCGGTGCAACACAGGCGCCGGCCCAGGTGGTATCTGGCACCGTGATCACCACCGACGTGACGGCCACGGTCTTTGTCTGCCACATCGCGGGCGTGTTGCACAAAGTCAAGATTGACCACTACGCCTACTCGGCCACGCGCGATTTTTCTGCACTAAGGCCACACATCGGGACATTAAGCATTGACGGGATGGCGTTGCGCAACACTGGCGCCGGGTGTTATTGGGAAAATGGATCAAACGCCGGAACAGACTTCAGGGTGTGCATTGCCTATGGGGCGTGTTCGGATCAGGTGCGCGATGGTTACATGGTTTATGAGATGCCGAAGATGTATTACCTCGATGAATCGTCGGCAAGCCAGGATTTCCACCCGGCATTGTTGCGCGTGGCGCTGCCGTCCGGTGTTTTGCCATTGATCGAGTATTCAGACACGACGGCCGGCCGGGTCGGCAGCGCCAGGCCGTGGGAAGACGACGGGCCGCGCGGGTTTTCTGCGGCCTTCAGCATGTACGGGCCAAATCCGCATTATTTGTTCAATGCCACGGTGCAGACCTCGCAATTCCCGGCAGACATCAACGAGTGGGACATTGCCGGCGGCGGCCTGAGCGGCGAAACCGTGCCGGCCTCCGAGGCGTATAACTTCATCGGCTACCTGTAGCGGGCGGCTGAAGGACCATAAAAAATGTCCATCCAAATCCAGATCAACGGCGTTGACGCACTCAAAGGCAAGATTCTCGACCTGCCCAAAAAGCTGGAGTCGTCCGTGCTGGCGCAGATGTCCCAGATTGCCTACGACAAGATGCAGGAAGGCGCGGGGCGGCACAGCAAGGAGGGCAAGCTCTTCGCCAGCATCTACAACCGGTCCATCCCGCACGGGCGGGAGGTTGGGCACGATCCGCAGATGGCGCCTCATGCGTTGTGGGTGAATTTCGGAACGAAACCCCATCCGATTTTCCCAAAGGGCGCAAGCCTAACGACACGTAAAGAACTATATGGGCCGAGCGGCACTCAGCGAGAGTTGACGGCAGCAGGAAAATTAAAGCCAATGCCCGGCGGGCGAAAGCTGGTGCTTAGATGGGCAAAGGGCGACAAGTTTTTCTTTTCGCAATACGTCAACCACCCCGGCTACATCGGGGATAACTACGCCCTGGCCGCAGCCGACGAGGCCATCCGCAATTTCGCCACCATCGTAGACAAAGCACTGAAGGAACAAGCATGACCACCACCTACACCTACCCTGACGCCTACCTGTCAAAGTTCTGCGTCGATGCGCTTGAGGCCCGCGCCATCGCGGATATTGCGGTCATGGGCACGTTCAATGCCGACTGGACCGAGCGGCTGACCATCCTGCGGGCGTACATCCTGGCCTGCCTCGACAACCAGGCGGACCCGGACGACCTGTTCACAGCGAAGCTCAAGAGCTACCGCGCGGAAATGACCTCGGCAGCGGCGCAGGCTCAGGCACAGGCCGCAGCGGATGCCGCAGAGGCCGCAGGCACACAAAATACCTTTGGCATCTTCACCATCCCGCTGGAGCGTGCGTAATGGCCGCGATGACCACCCTTGAGGCCGTGCGCGACGCACTGGCAGACATTGCCGGCGTCGCATCGTGCAAGATCGGCCTGGAGCCGAATATCAGCCCGGCAGACTACCCGCTGATTCGGCTGGTTCCGTCACGCCTGACGCCCGGCAAACCCTACGGCAACCGCACCATTGAGACGCTGATTTACTTTGGCGCGCAGACCACCACCAGTGAAGGGCTGGAGACGGTGTACGACAACCTGTTCACGCTTGAAGCGGCCATCATTGCAGCCGTGCAGGGGCTTGAAGGGCGGTATCGGGAGACGATCACGGACAGCGACACCCTTGATGCGTACAAGCTCATGACCATCCGGTGCGAGCTGTCGGAGTCCACAGAGGATGCCTCGCGCTACCCGACACCAGCGCCTACTCCGACGCCCACACCAGCACCGACGCCTACGCCTTGACCACCTCACCCACCACCTTGACCCGGTAAGCGGGCGGCGTGGTGGCGTTGTAAATGTCGGTCGCATCCGCCCCGGCCATCACGCGCGCGAGTTTGTCCTGACTGCCGACGATCCGGGCTGACATGGATTCACCGACTCGCGAGAGAAAGTAGCGGTCCGCGTTTGGGTCTTCGGGGCTGGCCTTTTTGCCGGTCAGGTCAAGTCGTGGACTCAAAACACAGAGGCAATGCGGGTGACTTGGCGGCACAGGCGCCAGCGCCTTCGGGTATACGCCGGGTCCAAGGCCGTACCTGTCCCTCCCGGCAATCAGGCTGCAAATGCACACGCTGTCGCTGGCCGGGTTGCGCCTGATCTGCACGTATTGAATGTCCGGGTCATCCATGATGATCTGGGCTTCGCGCAGCTCGTAAGCCCGGTGAAGCTCAGTCCTGACGATGCGATTTGCGAAGTACCTCATGCGCTCATAAAACGCCGTTTTCAGTTTCTTGTCCAGCAGCGCCTGCCCTGCCCCACTTTCAAGCCCGTCAAGCGCGCGCAGCACGTCCGCATAGGCGGCGCGCAGCGGCCCCGTCTTCAGGTTGCTCACTTGCAGCTTGCTAAACGCCCGCGTCATGTCGCCCTGCATCCCAGAGTCGGACAACAGCGCCTCGCGCAGGTATTTCGGCAGCGCCGGATTTGTCGGATTGAGTTGCAGCGGCTCCGCGCCCGCAGGCCGGAATCCGTACCCCTCGAAAAGCTCAAGCGCAAGCGACCGCGAATCAATGAAGCCCTTAACCTGCTTGTCCACGATGGACTGCACCACGGCGGACACCTCCGCGCCCTGGGCGTACAGGCGCTGGGATAGCTGCACCGTGCTGACTTCGATCGCAATGCTTGAGGCCGTGCCGACGGATGTGGAAAGCACGGCGGAGAAAGCCTGGGACATGACGGCAGCGGTTTCCTGGGCAAACGAGGCCACCACCTGGGCCACCGCATCGCGCGGCGGCGTGCCGGCCCGGATCAGCGCCAGCAGTTCCTGATACGCATCGCGCAGGTCGTCGTCAAGCCCCGCCGTCGTGGCCTCGATCAGCGCGCGTTCTTGTTCTGGTGTCATTTTATGGGCCCTGCAATGTCGAAAGCCATATCCACAACGCGCCAGGCGGTCGGCTGGCTACATTTGAACTGCGCCTGAATCATCACGACCACATGCCGGCGGTGGACGCCTGCTGCGATCTGACGCACCGCAAACTCCAGCCGGCGGGCGCGCTCTAGGGCTTTCGGGTCCACGATGTGGATCATGTCAAGCCCTACGGTCATAGTCCTTGCACCTTTATGCCGGTCATTCCCGCGTCACGGCGCTGGATAAGCGGCGCCAGCGCATACCGGACGCTATCGAGCCAATGGTTGTTTGCATCCACGATCACCGGCAGGATGTCGCCCGTCAGGCGGTCCACCTTGTAGCTGTAGAGGCGGGTCTCGCGGATCGTCTCTTTGCAGCGCGGGTGGATCACGATCTCTGCATAGCTGCGCATGTGGGCCACGCCGTCCTCCACGCTGCCCGGCCACTTGTCCACCGACACCGTGCGCGGTAGCCCGTGGCGGCACAGGTAGCTCGTTGACTCTGGCCGGGCTGAGTCCGCGCGGATGGTGTGCTGCTCGATGCCCGGGATGCGCTGCATCAGGTAGGCCGGCGTCTGATCAATTTCCAGCCCCACGCGCCCGGCCTCGTACTCGATCCACAGGCGCGAGTCATGCACCCACAGCTTGACCGCGGCGGTCGGGTCTTGCGCGAAGCCGTAGTCCAGGCCGTGGTAAGGGCCGTCCCAATCCGTGTCAGGCGTGAATTCCGCCACGCGCACCTTGCCGGCCAGCACCTGGGCGTCGCTGTTGGTCAGGTAGGCGCCCTCCCACACGTGGGCATAGGTGGCAGGGTCCAGCCGCTCCTGTTCGCGCTTGCGCAGCGTTTCCAGCCCCTCTGGGAAGAACGGGTTATCCCACCAGTTCAACTCGGCAATCAGGGCATTGGCCGGCGGGTTCTTGCGAAAGCGCTGGTCTACCGGCGAGCCGTCGTAGCTCGGGTTCCAGATGGCCCACAGTTCGGACTTGGGCTGGCGGAACACGGTCGCCTCAAGTGCCAGCCAGGACGCCTCTGGCACGTCCTCTGCTTCCTCTATGATGGTCAGGTCGATTTTGGCCGTGGATTTCACGCTGGACACGTTGTTGCGCAGGCCACGGAACAAGAACTCCGTCCCATTCGCGCCGCGCAGGTAATCCACGCCAACCGTGTAATGGGCCACCAGCCACGGCTCCGACTCAATCGCCGCCTTCAGCTCGGCGTGGAATGACTCCTTGATGCTGATCTGCAGGTCACGGGTGCACAGGATGCGCAGCGGCTCGGCATAGCCCAGCACAGCGGCCATCTTGGCAAAGCTGAAGGACTTGCCCGAGCCGCGCCCACCATGGGCCGCGCGGTACTGCACAGAGCCGCGCTCAGGGGCCAGCACGGGCACCAGCTTCGGGGGGAGCTTGATCGTCGCCTCGGTCATGCGGCGATGATCTTGATGATGGACGGGCGCAGGGAGCCGTCCTTGTTTGACACGTCCAGCTTGTCCAGCCAGATACCCAGGTGCTTACCCTCAAGTTCTGCGGCCTTCAGCGCGGCCTTGGGATCGATCATGGCAAACTCTCCCGTTACCGGGTCTTGCACCTCGCGCATACATGACCGCTTGATGGTCTCAATGTCTGCCATGACTTTTTCAGCGGTAAGGCCAGTTCGCATTGCGCGATCAGATTTCGCATCCTGAATTGCCTGGGCCACCTTAGGAACTCTTAGCAAGATTGAAGCCGAGGCTTCAGCAGAGTTTTCTCGCGCTTTGTACCCGGCCCGGATGTACGCCTGCTTTGCGTTCAGGTCAATCAGGTACTCATCGACGAATTGAGACTGCTTCGCGGTCAGTTTGGTATTCATGCCGCCAACCCCCACGCGCTATTCACCCTTGCCGGATGCGGCTTAGTCGGCAGTCTCGGATTCACAAACCGCTTAGGCTGTCCGAGGCTTTCCCGCCATCCTGGCCTTGCAATGAAGCGCAGAGGTCGCTCTGCTGCAATGTCCATCAGCCCATAGCTTTCAGCCCTGCGACAAATCCGCGTGCAGTTGGTGGAGTCGAGCGTGAGGCCGGCAGCGCGGGCCAGCTCGAGCGCGGGGACTGGGCGCTGCAATGCGTCGCTGGCGGCGAGCAGGGCGCGGATTTGGTGTCCTATGGGGCGGCTCATGGTGTGACCCTCGCCTTGATAAACCCGCCGACCTGGTCCATCACCGTGGAGTGACAGACAAAGCGCCGATCATCGATGCCAAGCGCTTGGGCCAGGCCGTCGCGCCCGGCTTTGAAGCTGGCCACCATGTTGTCGTCATCGCGCGCCCGGCGGTCCGGGGGGTAAAACTCCAGGTACAGGTGAATGCGCCCCGGGCGTGCCCCTGCGCGGCCCTGTGGCGCGATTTCCGGCACATCCGGGGCCACCATACCGGCCTCCATTGCCAGCGCCCAGCAGGCCCGTTTGTAGGCGGCTGTGATGGGGGCCTTCTTGCGCCAGTGCGTCCTGGCGTTGGGGCTGAGGGCTTTTGGCGGCCAGGGGAGCGTTACCGTGGTCATGCGGCCACCCTCCACGCATAGGCCCCAGGGCGGCACAGGACGCGGGCCAGGAGGGCCGCGCCGGCCCGTTGCAGGTACCGGGCGCAGGCGGTTCGGATGGCGCAGCCTTCGCCTTCGCAGTGGATGCTCATTGTTGGGCTTTCGTAAATCATCAAAATAGATTCGCGTAGAAGGTTGGAACTACGCCTGTAACCCGCATGGGCTCTAGGTTTCTTCTATATAAGTAGAAAAAAATAACCCCACTTAAAAAGAAATGGTCCGTCCTGTAGAAAAACAGGGTCGAGTTTTTTCTACGCATATGGCTGAAAGCTAATGCTGGCGTTGGTTTCAGGCGTAGATGCCACCTTCTACGGTTATCTACGTTAGTCACCTGAAGCCCCTTCCACGAACTGCGTGGCGACCCATGCGTTGCGCGACTTGCCGCGCCCGCTCGCTGGCGGGTAGACCACCTGCGCGGCGGCCTCGCGGCGCAGGATGGCGACATGGATGGCGTCCTGGATGCGCGGCTCCTTGCCCCCGTATGCTGGGCAATAGCGCCCCAGCTCCGCATTTGTCAACCCACGCTGGCCCTTGCGAGTGATCTGGCGGACGCACTCTTTGACCAGGATGTCGAAATCGCTGTCGCCCATGCGGGCCGATAGCTCTTTTTCCATCGCCCCAACAAAATGCTTGGTGAACGCCACCCCCCAGCGCGCGGCGTTGGCGTCTATACGAAGCCCCCCCCTGCGAGCCAAATCCGCCAGCGCTTGCGAGTCTGGGTGCTGGGTTACGGCGTAGATCAGCGCCAGCTTCACGGAGAACTCAAAGGCCCGGCCCCACAGAGATTTAGTCTGCGGGTTCTCTGCCTTGTCCCGGTATTCGTCAACCCACACGCCGAATTGCTCGATCAGTGTGTCCGCCTCGTCGGTGTAGTCAACGATGATCGGCGCTGCTGGCGTCATGCCCAGCATATCGTGCTGAAGCAGCTGCACCTGCTCGATCCACTTCACCACGGATTCCGGTGGATCTTCATTGGCCGGTTTCTGGCGCGGCACCAGCACCTCTGGGCAAACCAGCACCAGAAGCCGATTCAGGGCGCCGCTGGTCACATCCGCGCTGCCCAGCGCCGGGAAGAACTGCTCGCCCGTCGTGGTGGCGTGGACGTTGACGCAGGGATACTCAATATCCATTCTCTGGCGAACCTTCTGGTCCGCATACTCCGTGCCCCGGTAAATGGAGTCCGTGGAGCCGAACAGGATCATCAGGTTCTTGACGATGCTGGCCAGGTGCGCGCCCGCGTTCTTGCTGCGGATGGACTGCAGCATCAGGCCGAACTCGTCGAGCTGGAACACCGTGCGCGGGCACTTGTGCGCGCGTGACAGCAAGCCTGCGCCAGATGCCAGGTCGTCGCCCCCGATCAGGTGGTCCAGGCGCGCGGCCTGCAGCACCCGGGCCAGGCACTTGCGCCCGTGGTCCTTGCCGGATGACGTGCCAGCCACGCTGACCAGGTAGAGGTTCGTGCGCAGGCGCGTAGGCGATGCCACCTTGGTCGAGAGCGCGGTGGCGAACAAACTCAGCGTTGCCGCCATGGAAAGCAACGGCTGCGGGCGCTGCGCCGTGCGCGTCATCCACGCCATGCACTCGCCCATCACGCCTGGCAAGGCCAGCAGCTCGACGGGAACCTGATCTATCACCATGGCCTGCTCTTGCGCCGCCTGCTGGATCATTGATTCGGTGGCGATGACGGGCTTCGGCTGCTCTGGAAGCACCGGGTTCACGGCGGCGCAATTCACCCATCCGGAGGACATGGCCGTGTGGAAAATCGACTCGATCTGAATCGCCCCCGGCTTGAAGCTGCGCCACTTGCGCGTGGCCGCCTGCGCGTCGTACTTGTCCGACTTCTGGCTCCACTCATCCCACAGGCTGAATCCCGCCTGCCCCAGCTCGCACAGCGCGTTCCCAAAGTTGACCCACTGGTGGTAGTCGTCGGAGGGGATCATCGCCAGCGCCTCGCGCAGATCCGCAACCTGCTTCGGGTCCACCAGTCGCGTGGCCGCGATATACGGCGCCGCGTTGAACGGGCCGCGCGACAGATCACGCACCCACCCGGGCAGTGTTGACGGCGTGCAGCCCTCCAGTGGGTCACTGGACGCCTCCCACACATACGCCTTTCCAGAGGGATGGACGGAAGGCTCCACGCAGATATACCCGTCTGCCTTCACATCCACGCCAGGCCCGAGCTTGCCGGGCAGATTCGTCACGAGCTGGGCCGAGAACACCCGGTGTTCCCCGCCCCCTCCTGTGAAGGCCAGCACATCCGACACCAGCGGTCCGTGCTGAGACTCCAGGCGCTCCATAGTCTCGAAACCGCCGTTGCGCGGGTCAATGTCGATGGCCACCAGGCCCGAGAGCATCACGGCCACGCCGATCCCGGCTTCAGGCTCTGCGGTCCACCACCGGGTGATCGTGGCCAGATCATTGGACGCGCTGTGCACCCCCTTGGGAGCCAGGCGGGCCAGGGGCTGCTTGGTGCCGGGGATCAGGGGGAGGATGTGCCAGCCCAGAGCAACGTAGCGCCGGGCATAGGCCAGCATGGAACGCGGCTCGTTGATCGGCAGCACGTTGCTCATTTCGCCGGCGCTGCCTTGCTATACACGCCGCCGTGGCTAGGCGGGCGCACCAGGTGCCCCGGCAGGCCGTGCGTGGCGCAGCGCTTGTCCGCCTTGGGCGACAGGCCGTGGATGGTTCCGGTGCCTGATGGCTTCGGGCCCCGCTTGCCCGAGGCGCGCATTTCAGGGCTGGCTGCAATGATTTCTGAGGCCTGCCCGCGCCAGTTGAAGGCGTTGTGCGTGCTTTTGATGATGGCCGTGCCGGGCCAGACTGGCGGGTAGTTGGATTCGACGGGTTTCTTCATGGCTTTCCCTTTGAAAAACCCGCGCACAGGTAGAACTTCCCGAGACAAGCCGGCGAGCGCCTTGAAGGGTCTGTGAGCGGGTTTATCGAAAGGTTTAGCATCTTGTCTCAGTTGGCGTTCTACTGCCGGTTTCGTGATTCTACGCTTGACAATTTGCATTGCAAATGCAGTTTCGTTATAAAAAGCCCGCCGCTTATGACTTGTGGGTATCTGGCAGGAGGAGCCAGCATCAAGTTGTCAGCACATCATTCCGATGCAGATTTGGCGGGAAACCATTTCAGGCCGCGATCCGCTTGTATTCGCGCCGGATGAATGCTTCGAGCCACGCCCGGCCCTTGCGCGCAGCCATGATGGCGCGCAACTTGCGCCAGTCCTCAATCGATAGGCGAATGCCGCCAACCTTCGTTTCAGAGTTCGGTGTTTTCATGGCGGGATAGTATCACCACATGGCGCGCGTCATCATTGATTGTCGCTATCGACACATAGGTTGCGATAGTGAGAATTTCTTCATTCTGCGCCGTCATTGGTGATACAGTTACCCCATCGCAACAAACCCGATGGAGCAGCAAGATGACACAGCAAGAAAAGGTTACAGAGTACAGCGAGTGGCTCAAAAAACTTCTGGCAGAGCTCAATGAAACGCTGGCATCGATTGATGATCAGCTTGCAAAAAAGGAGGCAGCATGACCGCCATTCACCCCATCATGTCAGCGCCCCCGCGCTTTGCAGTCACCTACTGCAGCCAGTGCGGCGAGCAGTTCGGCCCCGGAACTTCCGGGTACAGCCATTGCCATGACCACATGGAACAAGGCACCTGCGCGTCGTGCAGTGGCTCTGGCGAGGGTATGTGGGACGGCAGCACCTGCCTTGCCTGCAAGGGCACGGGTAGCCAGTGGTACCCGGTTGCCGGGCCGGATGAAGACGAAGACGAAGAGGAGTTCGCATGAAAACCACCATCACCGGCTACATCGTGGCAACGCAGTATTCGTGGGAATCGAAGCCCTCGTTTACCTTCCAATGGTACGAGCCGAAGCAGAAGGATACGGTTGTCGTCCGCGCTCACTCGTTTGAGGTTGACGTGCCGGACAACTTCGACATGCGGCCCGGCCTCGTTGCCAACCTGGAGCGCGAGCGCCAGAAGCTGCGCGAAGAGTTCGGCCTGCGGATCGTGGAAATCGAAAAGCAGATCAGCGAGTTGACGGCCATCGGGTGCGAGGTGGCAGCATGACCCGCGCCGATTTCCTCACCAGTCCGCAAGCGTGGACGCGCGTGCGCAATGTAGATCAATCGCCCGTCGATTATGCGTGTTCAATCGAGCGCACCACTGGCCACGAGACGCACGGCGATCTTGCGGTTAAGTGGGCGGTGCGCTTTGGCTTTGTGTTCCTGGCCGTGCTGCTGGCGGTGGAGAAATTCGCATGACCGCCGCCGATCTCGACCGCCTGTGCGCGGAGGCGACCAAGCGCCTGAATGACTACATCGCCCGCTGCGCCGGGCAGCACCTGCGCAGGATGCGCGCGGGGTGGATTCGCAGGAGCAAGACGCAATGACCAAAGGATCAAGCAAATACGGCTATGAATTGGCTGGACTAAATCCGGTTACGCAGGACCGACATGGAGTTGGTTGGGACGTACGAGAGGTGTTCGACACATGCGCGGCATTAATCACATCAGGAGACTTTTTTCAACGAAGGAGCAAGGGCATGACACAAGACTACAAAACCGCAGAAGCAGCGTGTATTGATGCGCAAAAGATGTTTGACGCCGCGCTGGACAGAATGATTGATAAAGAAAAAAGACTGTCCGAAACAGCCAAGAAAACAAGCGGAAACATAAGGGCCGCAGCCAATGATTTGGTAAATGGACTTAACAGGGTCGAGCAGGTCGCAAACTTTGAACGACTTGAAAAATATGTGTCGGTGCTTGAGCGCGCCGCTAGCGCTCTCACTGTTTTGGCTGAACTTGAAAAAGGCGGAAAGCTGGAGCGTATCGCCAACGCTGTGAAGGTGTAGCTATGACCGACTGCAACTGCAACCAGGGCCGCTTGCCCTGCACCTGCCGCACCGACAACAGCGACGGCACCAGCCCCCACGCTGACCTGCGCGAGCTGCTGCTGGACGGCGTGTACGTGGTTGGCGCACTGGCCGCGCTGATCTTTTTGATTTTCGCCCTGTTGGGCTATTGGAGCCGCGCATGAACGCACAAATCAACATCGAAGAACTGAAGACCGCATGGCGCGTCGCCAAGGCCGCCGAAGACACGGCCAATGCCGAGCGTCTGCTGATCGAATCCGCCATCCTGGACCTGATGCCCACGAAGCTCGAAGGCAGCGTGAGCCAGGACGGCGTGACCGTCACCTACAAGGTCACCCGCAAAGTGGACACCGCCGCACTGCAGGCCGCATGGACCACTCTGCCCGGGCCGGTGCAAAGCGCCTTCACCTGGAAGCCGGCCATCGTCACCCGCGCGCTGCACGAGCTGCAGGGCTACGACATAACGCAGGCACAGCAATTCTTTACCACCACGCCGGCCAAGCCGGCAATTTCCCTCAAAGCCTGAACCTGAACCCCAACCCGAAAGGAAACTGAACCATGGCCTTCAACCTCGCCTCGCTGCAAAAGAACAGCCCCAAGCCCCCGCGCATCATCATCCACGGCGACGCCGGGGTCGGGAAAACCACCTTTGCCGTGTGCGCCCCGTCGCCCGTGGTCATCCAGACCGAGGACGGCCTGGGCAACCTGGACGCCACCGCGTTCCCGCTGGCCGCCAGCTTTGATGACGTGATGAGCGCGCTGCAAAGCCTCTACACCGAAGACCACCAGTTCAAGACGCTGGTGGTGGATAGCCTGGACTGGCTGGAGCCGCTGGTGTGGCAGAAGGTGTGCATCACGCACAACGTGCCGAGCATCGAGGCCATGCCCTACGGCAAGGGCTACGTCGAGGCGCAAGCCTTCTGGCGCCAGTTCTTTGACGGCATCACCGCCCTGCGCGATGCGCGCGGCATGACCGTGGTGATGATTGCGCACAGCCAGGTGCAGCGCGTGGAAGACCCCACGCTCCCGGCCTATGACCGTCACGGGCTGAAGCTGCACAAGCGCGCCAGCGCACTGGCCGAGGAGTTCGCCGACGTGGTGCTGTATGCCGCGATGCAGACCAACACCATCACTGAGGACAGCGGCTTCAACAACAAGCGCACCCGGGCCACCACCACCGGCGAGCGCGTCATGCACACCGTGGGCCAGCCCGCGTTCCTAGCCAAGTCCCGTTATTCGCTCCCCTCGCCCTTGCCGCTGGCGTGGGAGGCATTTGCGCAGGCCATGCAGCCTGCGCCCCTTCTCAAAGCGGCTTGAACCTTCACCCAACCCAACCTGAAAGCACCCCATGGCACAAATCAACTTTGACAGCACCGGCATCGACACCACCAACCAGTTCGACGCGATCCCCGCAGGCGATTACGAGGCTATCGTCACTGCCAGCGAAATGAAGTCCACCAAGGACGGCACCGGCCAGTATCTCGAACTGACCAGCGAAATCCAGTCCGGTCAGTACCAGGGCCGGCGTATGTGGGACAGAATTAATTTGGTCAATAAAAACCCCAAGGCAGTCGAAATTGCGCAGAAGCAACTCGCGCAACTCTGTCACGCCACCGGCGTGCTGCAGGTGCAAAACAGCGAGCAACTGCACAACCGCCCGTTCGTGATGAAAGTCGCGGTGAAGAACGACCCCGAGCGCGGCCCCAGCAACGAGATCAAGGGCTACAAGGCCAAGGCCGCCACCAACGCGCCGACGTTCCAGGCCCCGCGCGTGGCGGCACCCGCCGCTCCTGCCGCACCCGTGATGCCCTGGGCGAAAGTTGCCTGATGACCGCTTTGGCTTTTCGCGCTGATCTCAAGCTGGCCACCGCCACGCTTGAGGCCATCGACGCCGCCACGCTCAAAGCCGCCGAGGACGGCCTGCGCCCGCACCTTGGCGCCAGCCTTATCGGCAGGCCCTGCGAGCGGGCGCTCTGGTACACGTTCCGCTGGACGACGCGCCAGAAGCACGAGGCGCGCATCCTGCGCCTGTTCGCCCGTGGCCACCGGGAGGAAGACAACCTGAGCGCCATCCTGCGCGCCGCAGGCATCACCGTGATGCAGGTTGACCCGGCCACCGGGCGCCAGTTCAGCTTCGGCAGCGGACATTTCGGCGGGAGCATGGATGGCGCTTGCATCGGCCTGCCCGACGCGCCCAAGACGTATCACGCGCTCGAATACAAGACGCACAGCGCCAAGAGCTTCAACGACCTGGCCAAGAAGGGCGTGAAAGACGCCAAGCCAGAGCACTGGGCGCAAATGCAGTGCTACATGGCCTGGGCCGGGCTGGAGCGCGCCTTGTACGTGGCCGTGTGCAAGGACGACGACCGCCTGCACATGGAGCGCATCGATGCCGACCCGGCAGCGGCAAAGGCCCTGATGGACCGCGCCCAGCGCATCATCGACGCGCCCACGCCGCCCGAGGGCATCAGCACCGACCCGAGCTGGTACGAGTGCAAATTTTGCGAACACGCCGGCTTGTGCCACGGCACGGCAGCGCCCCTGCCCACTTGCCGCACCTGCAGCCACAGCACCCCCGAGCCGGGCGGCGCCTGGACCTGTGCGCGCCACAGCGCCAGGCCGCTGGACGTGTACGAGCAAAAGGCCGCGTGCCAGGCGCACCGCGTCATCCCCGTGCTGCTGAAGAACTGGGCCGAACCCATCGACGCCAGCGAGCAGGACAACTGGGTGAAGTACCGCATGAAGGATGGCGGCTTCGAGTTCGTCAACGGCCAGCCGCCCGAGGGTTACACCAGCGAAGAACTCTACGCCCTGGAGCACAAGCCCATGATTGCCGACGCGCAACTGAACGCGCTGCGCGCGCAGTGGGACGGGAGGATAGCGGCATGAACCTTCGCCCCTATCAACAGCGCAGCCTCGATCAGCTCTACACATGGTGGGTCCAGCGCCCCGGCGTGACCGAGACGCCTATCGTGGTCATGCCCACGGGCAGCGGCAAGAGCGTGGTCATTGCCGAGCTGTGCCGCCTGCTGTTTGACACCTGGCCACAGGAGCACCCGCGCACCGTCGTCCTGGTCCCGTCCAAGGAACTGGCCGAGCAGAACGCCGCCAAGCTGCGCGCCATGCTCCCCAGCCACCTGAGCGTGGGCTACTACAGCGCCAGCCTGGGCCAGAAGATGCCCAGCGCGGATGTGATCGTCGCCACCATCGGCAGTATCTACCGCGACGCGCACCTGCTGGGCAACATCAAGGTCGTGATCGTGGACGAGTGCCACCTGATCAACCCCGACGGCGCAGAGGCCGGGCGCTTTCGCAAGTTTCTGACCGAACTGGCCCGGCTGTGCAGCTTCCGGGTCGTGGGGTACACCGCCACGCCATTTCGCGGCAACGGCGTATGGCTGACCGACGGCAAAGACCCGCTGT